TCCCGATGCTCGACAGCAAGGCCGCGCAGGCGCTGGCGATCGCGCAGGCCGAGGAACGCGACAACTCGCCGATGATGATCGCTCCCAACATCTCACCGTACACGAGGTAGCCCCATGCCGGTCTTTCTCGACACCCGAGGCAAGAGCACGCTTGGCATCGGCATCTGCGGCCGGTGCAGCCGCAAGATGAGCCTCGACGACCTGTACCCAGACCCGAACTACCCGGGGCTGCGCGTCTGCAAGGACGACATCGACCAGTACGACCCGTACCGTCTGCCCGCCCGGCAGCCGGAAGTTATCGCTCTCCAGTTTCCGCGACCGGACACCCCCCTCGCGCCATGAACACCCGAGGAGTGCTCCCCTCGGGCTGTGGCAGCGCTGGCGGTGCTTTATCCCCCCGCCGCCGGCGCTGTTCTACTGAAGGATGAAAGATGATTGAACAACTGATCAGCCGGGTCTTCTATGCCCGCAACGTCGCCCACTTCGAGCACTGGCGCGCTACCGGCACGGGCAGCTTCGCCAAGCATCAGGCGCTGGGCACCTTCTACGACAACGTCATCGACGCCATCGACGACCTCGTGGAGGCGTATCAGGGCGCGTTCGACCTGATCGGCAACATCCCGGGACCGGAGACGCCGAAGGGCGACGTCCTGAAGCTGCTCGAGGCCGACGCCGCGTGGATCGAGGAGAACCACGAGGGCATCTGTCAGGGCAACCGCGCCGTGGCCAACCTGATCGACACGCTGACGGGCGTCTACCTGTCGGCGATCTACAAACTCCGCAACCTCAAGTAACGGAACTCGACATGGCCGAAATCGACGAAACCAAAGCACGCCTTCAGACCCACGAGGAAGTGTGTGCGATACGCTACGACGGTCTGTGCGCTAGGTTGAAACGCTTGGAGAATGTCGGGCTTACTGTGGCCGGGGCGATCATCATGCTGCTTCTCGGCATCATCGTAAAAATGAACTGATGAGCATCGTTCTCGGCCCTCGCTCGCTGTCACGCTTGCAAGATGTGCATCCTGATCTGGTGCGTGTCGTCAAGCGCGCAGCGGCGCTGTCTGACTTAGATTTTACGGTGCTGGAGGGACGGCGGACGCTGGAGCGCCAGAAGGTGTTGCTCAAGAACGGCGCCACCAAGACGCTGAACTCTCGCCACTTGACCGGCCACGCCGTCGATCTTGCGCCCATGCTGGGCGATACGGTATCTTGGGACTGGCCGCTGTATCATCGGTTGGCCAAGATTGTGAAGGCCGCTGCGGTGGCCGAAAATGTCTCGCTCACTTGGGGCGGCGACTGGCGCACTTTCAAGGACGGCCCGCACTGGGAACTACCTTGGAAGCAATACCCGAAAGGAACTTGAACATGTCTATCGTAAACTTCGCTCTGAACCGCCTGAAAGAACCATCGACCTACGCGGGCCTATCGGGTCTGGCGCTGGCCTTCGGCATCTCCAGCGACCTCTATGCCGCTGCATCGTCGGCTGTTGCTGCCGTTGCTGGTCTGGTCGCCGTCGTCTTGGTAGAACGCGCCAAGTGATCAAGTTCCTGTCGTCCCTGCTGGCGCTGATCGAGCGGGCGTTTGCCTACTTCGATATGGAGCGCTGGAAGCAGCAGGGACGACAGGAAGCCCTACAGGAGGCGGAAGACGATGTGCAGCACCAGATCGAACTGGGCGAGGCGGCTGTCGCTGTGCCTGACCCTCTGCGCGATGAGCGGCTGCGCAACCGTTTCGACCGCGCCCCTTGATAGCTATTGTGCGATCGCTCGACCCATCAGCTATGATACCACTCGGGACACGGCAGAGACGGTGGCAGCGATAGAGATCCACAACAGCCAGTGGGTGTGCCTGTGCGAATTAGATTGCCCCGCTGGCAAGTCGCTCCAAAAGTGATATAAGGACGGCCCATGGCTACCACGATGACCTTTGAGACCCTGAAGCAGGACGTGCAGCGCTATCTTGAGCGCGGCGCGACCTACGCCTCGGACCCGGTCGTCTACGAGCAGATCCCGCGCCTGATCAATCTGGCGGAGCGGCGGATTGCGCGCGAGCTGAAGATCCAAGGCTTCATCGCGGTGGTGTCCGACACCATGGTCCCCGGCCAGTCGGTGTACGCAAAGCCCGACCGCTGGCGCGACACGGTCAGCATCAACATCGGCACAGGCACCAGCAACGCCAACCGCACCGCTCTCTTCACGCGCGTCTACGAGTACCTGCGTTCGTATTGGCCGAACGAAAGTCTGACGGCGACGCCGCTGTTCTACTCGGACTACAACTATTCGAACTGGCTTTTCGCCCCCACGCCGGATGAGGCGTACCCCTTCGAGGTGCTGTATTACGAGCTGCCACCGCTGCTTGACGACAGCATCCAGACGAACTGGCTGACAGAATACGCTCCACAGCTCCTGCTGTATGGCGCGTTGCTCGAGGCGACCCCGTTCCTGAAGAACGACGAGCGCATCGGCACGTGGCAGCAGTACTACGATCGCGCCGCTGCGATGCTCAACGGCGAAGATCTGGCGAAGATCCTCGACCGCGCATCAGTCCGCAAGGAGGCATAAGTGAGCTACACATCCGTTTTCGGCGGCAACACGATATATCCCTCGGATGTGTCCTACCTGTCGATTGCCCTCAGCGTTGACACGCCGCTTGAGTGGCCCCTCGAAAGTTCGGGAACCGAAGCACCGGCCGCGCGTATCATTGATGTCGACCCAACGGCCTCCGGCTTCAGCATAGAGCTGCCGGACGCCACGCTGACCGGCGCCGGCCAGACGATCCTGTTCAATAACATCGACGGCGCGTACAGCTTTTACGTCAAGGACTTTGCCGGCAACACGCTGGCCACCGTGGCCTTCGGTGAGCAGTGGCAACTCTATCTGGCCGCCACCACGACCGCCGCCGGCACGTGGCGCGTATTCCGCTACGGCGCCTCGACCGCGACGGTGCAGGCGTCCGCTCTGGCAGGCTTCGGCCTCACTGTCACCGGCTCGACGCTGTCGCAGTCGCTGCCCGTCACCACGTTCTCTACCAGCACCACCGCCGCCACTTCAAATCGAGCGGGCGCGTTCGTGTGGACCGGCACCGGCACCGGCACGTTGAGCCTTCTGACGGCCGTATCTGCCGGCAACAACTTCTTCATTTTCGTCCGCAACGAGGGCGGCGGGGATCTGACGATTGACCCGGCCGGCACGGAGACGATCAACAGCGCCGCCACACTGGTGCTCCGGCCCGGTGACAGCGCCAGCATCATTACCGACGGCACGAGTTGGTACACGATCGGCCTCGGGCAGGATGCGGTGTTCGCGTTCGACTACACGTCGATCAGCGTCACGGGCGGGACCGTCACGCTCTCCGGCGCGCAGCTTAACCGCATCGCGTACAAGTTTGTCGGCACGCTGACGAGCAACTGCATAATAGTCGTGCCGGCCACGGTGCAGCAGTATTGGATCAACAACGCCACGAGTGGGGCCTTTACGTTAAACGTAAAGACCAGCGCGGGGACGCCGACGCAGGTCAACCAAGGCGCCAAGGGCATCTACTACTGCGACGGCTCGTCGATCATCCTCGCCTCGGATCCGACCGCGTTCACGTTGCCGGTGACCGTCGCGGACGGCGGCACCGGCGCGACGACGGCCTCCGCCGCCCGCCTCAACCTCGGCATCACGCTGTTCGCCGATCCCATCGTCACGGCCACCACGGGCGCGTCAGTCCGCACTACAATCGGTGCGGCGGCTGCGGGCGCCAATAGCGACATCACCAGCCTCTCGGGCCTCACCACACCCCTCAGCGTCTTGCAGGGTGGTACGGGAGTAACCACCTCGACCGGGTCGAGCAGCAACGTGCTGTCGAACGCCCCTACGCTCACGTCCCCGGTCCTCACCAACCCTACAAGCAGCACCGGCACGTTTACCACCCCGAGCCTCACCAATCCCACGGTAACCAACTACGTCGAGACGCTCTACGCGCCTGCGGCTGGCTCCTCATTCACGGTTGCGCTATCCGATGGCACCGTGCAGCGGTTCACTACCAACGCCAACACCACCGTCACGCTGCCTGCCTCGATCGCGGGTAAGTCGTTCGTCGTCATGATACAGTACGGTGGCACTCACACCCTGACTTGGGCTGGCGGCTCGACGCTCAAGTGGAACGCCGGGGTCGCCCCTATCGCCACAAGCGTCAACGGTAAGATCGACATCTTCTCCTTCTTCCAAGACGGGACGAACACCTATGGGTCCACCTTCGGGCAGAACTTCTGATGTTTGCGGCGGGTAAAAGTGCCAGCGGCGGTACCTTACAAACGGTAACCTTCACGTCAAATACGACGTGGGTGGGACCGGCTGGTGTAAGCGTATTGCGCACTATGAGCGGTTACGGCAGTGCCGCCACAGCAGATACCTTTAATAGTAATCTACCTATCGGTAATTTTGGGCCTTTCCCAACAGGGGGTACGGGGCGTACCAATCCACCCTTTGCGCAATGGGCAACCGTGTACTCCGCACTTGGTTCTGCTGAAAGTACTATTGCGGGAAACTCCGGTACTAACTTAGTATCTTTTACAGTTTCCGCACGACCTTATTTTATAGGTACTGACGATACGTGGACCGATTTATCTGTAGGATTAAGCTACTGGATACAAGGTAGCTCTTTTACCACCATTCCTACAGGTTCACCTCCAACTAGCGGAAATATAACTTATGCGTCATTGGGGGGTTCTTTCAAAGGTTGGTCTTTATTTGCTCCGGGTTACACCTTAGGTTCAGCTGGCACGGCAACGACTGGCATAGGCAAAACATTTCCCGGCGGTACTTTGTCAGGTAGCGAACCTACACGCACCGCTGTTGCCCCTGTAACAACAACCTTCACCGGCGTAGCTGTCACTCCCGGCGTATCCTACTCCATCGTGGTGCCTTCGGGCGGCTCACTCACGATCACGTACATCGGGTAAACTCATGGCCGAGAACATTGTCCAGATTAAGTCGCTGCCCGGCATCAAGCGGGACGGCACGAAGTTTGAGGGCGACCAGTACGTCGACGGGCAGTGGGTGCGCTTCCAGCGCGCCCTGCCGCGCAAGATCGGCGGCTATCGCTCGATCAACAAGTTCCTGCGCGGACTGGTGCGGACGCTGCACGAGTACACGCAGGACAGCCTGACGTACGTCCACGGCGGATCTGCAAACCTGCTGGAGCGTTTCTTCCTCGACGCCAGCTTCAACACGAGCGTCATCTCCGACCGCACGCCGACGACGCTCGTCGCAAACGCCGGCAACATGTGGCAGTTCGACGTGGACACGGCCCTCGGCGGCGGCCTGCAACTGGTGGCGCAGGTGGCGCCGAACCTCGACTGCATCTGCAACAGCGCCGGCGGGCAGCTCTTCACCGGCGACGAGTTCGGCACGGCAGTCCTCGTCGAGGTGCCCGCGATCAACCTGCCGGCGGTGTACAGCGCCACCGGCGGCATCGTCGCACTGCACCCCTACACCGTCGCCTTCGGCAATGACGGCTTCGTCATGTGGTCCGTGCCGGGCGACCCCACGGACTACGTCGGCTCCGGCGCGGGCAACGCCTACGTCACGGGGCAGAAGATCGTGCGCGGCATGCCCCTGCGCGGTGGCCCGGGCAACTCGCCCTCGGGCCTGCTGTGGTCGGCCGACAGCCTGATCCGCATGTCCTACGTCGGCGGCACCGCCGTGTTTGAGTTCGACACCCTGAGCGCGCAGTCGTCAATCCTCTCGTCGCAGTCCGTCATTGAGTATGACGGCATCTTCTACTGGCTCGGCAGCGACCGCTTCCTGTCGTTCAACGGCGTCGTGCGCGAGGTGCCGAACACGCTGAACCTCAACTTCTTCTTCGACAACCTGAACTACGCGATGCGCCAGAAGGTGTTCGCCTACAAGGTTCCGCGCTTCGGTGAGATCTGGTGGTGCTTCCCCAAGGGCGACAGCATCGAGCCGGACCACGCCATCATCTACAATATCCGCGAGAACACGTGGTACGACACGCCCCTGCCGAACGGTGGTCGCGGCGCGGGCCTCTTCCCGGCCGTGCTGCCCCAGCCGCTTATGACCGGCGTCGCGCCGCAGGACGCGCAGGCCACCGCCGTCGCGGTCACCGCCGGTGGCACGGGTTACGTTGCCGGGGACGTGCTGACGCTGGTCGGCGGCCAGTACATGATCCCGGTGGAGATCACCGTCGGCACCGTCAGCGGACCCGGCGCCGTCCTGACGGCCAGCATATCGAACGCAGGCTCGTACACGTCGACCCCCGCCAACCCGGCCGCCGTCACCGGCGGCACCGGCTCTGCCGCGACGTTTACGATCACGTACAGCAACCCGTACAAGTTCTGGGTGCATGAGGTTGGCACGGACGAGATCGACGGCCTGTTCGTCAACCCGATCCCGTCCTACTTCGAGACGGCCGACATCTCGATGCCCGTAATGAGCCAGACGAGCAGGGCGCTACAGGTCCTGATG